GCGGCCAAGCTGCCGAGTTGACCCGCACCGCGCAGTCGCAACTCAGCACCAGACAAGCCAGCCGCTTGGTTGGCCGCTTGCGCCGCTTGCTGACGTGCCAAGTCAGCCGACTGCATCTGCACAGCCTGGTTGAATGCTTGCTCGTTTAGTGTCGTGCCAAGGTTGGCCGCTTGCTTGGCAAACCCTTGGTTTGTCAGAGCCTCGGCCACACCTTGGCGTGATCCGCCAAAAGCACGGGCCTGTGTGGCGCGTTCGCCAGTTTGCTGAATGGCCGCACGCCGTGCTGATTCCAAGTCGCCCAATGCGTTTTCACGCACCATCTGGCTGTAGGGGTTCATGTAGCTGCCAATGGAGCCTGGCCCGGTCATGCCCAAATTGGACTGAACAGCCGTTTGCATACCCGGCTGGTACACACCGCCATACGCCGCCATCTGCGCGGCAAGGTCAGTGCCAGTAATGCCTGGGCCAGCCAAGGCTGTGTTGACCAAAGCCTCTTCACCCGCCTGATACATCGGGTTAAAGCCTGCAAACTGCTGCACAGGCAATGCCCCCGCAACACCTTGGGCCTGCTGGAAGTTTGTGAGATACGCTTCCTTGACTTGTGGGTCAATGGAAGTTGTCGCTGTTGTGCTGCCGCCTTTTGACATATCTGTTCCTTAACCCAAAAGGGATTTCATTTTTTTGGCTGGAATCTTGCCATCGTTCAGCATGTCAAGAAGTCCTTTGCCATACTTGTTTACGCTGGATTTTTTGATGACGTATTCGCCAATGTCCAACATGCCAGCGCCATCATCAGGTCCAGCAGGGTTGGGGCCAGCAACACGATCAACCAAGCCGCCTCGTGCGTAACCCGGTGTGCCGCTGACTGCTGCTCCTGCGCTGCCATCGCTGCCAAAGCCAAACCCACCATCGGCTGCATCGCCAGCACCACCGCCCATGCCTGGCTGGTCAAGAACACCACCGTAGGGGTTGATGCCTGCGTCACGCAGCGCAATGTTGGCCACGCGCTGGCGCTCATACAGGCCGGGGTCATAGCCGCCCATGGCCATGCCACCCTGCGCAGTTGCGTAGGGGTTGCCTGCTGGACTCATCTGGGCCATAACTTGGCTGTAGGGGGATGCACCGCCAGCAGTTACGCCGGGGTTGTACTGCGCACCAATTGGGATGGATGTGTAATTGCGAAAGTTTTGGTCAAGTGTCGAGACAGGGACATTGGCAAAAGGGTTTGTTTGAGCCTGCTGGGCAGCAAGTTGTTGCTGATTTTGCAAATACGCTTGGTAGGCTTTTTGATTGTCTGCAATTTGCTGCTGACTTGCCAACTGGTTAAGCCGCTGCTGCTCCGCTGACCTCAAATTGTTAAGCCGCTGCTCTTCTGCATATCTGGCTTGGTTTGCAGCAATCTGCTGTTGATTGGCAATTTCGTTTAACCGCTTTTGCTCATCGGACAAACGCTGATTGGCCGCAATCTGCTGTTGGTTTTGTGCCTCACGACCAGCCAACTCTGTCATGGCCGTTTGATTAAATGCAATGTCTTGTGGCGTTGTTGGCGTTGCGGCCTCAAACCGCTGCTCAATTACGCTGGGCGCTGCCCGCGTGACTCGGGCCACATCATCGGTGCTAATGCCCCACTGCGACATCAAGCTGCGAAAGTTTGCATCGGTCAAGCCCTGCGCTTCGCCTTGCTTGATGGCATTGAAAATGTTTTGGTCGTACTCTTGTTGGCTGATGCCATTGGCCAGTGACCATGCCAAACCTGGGGAAATTGCCATCATCTATCTCCTAAAGTGCTTTTGCAAGGACAGTCCACTGTGGGCTGTACCCTTCATCTTTCAAAAATGTCTTGGCCCAGCCCCTTCGGCCTGCCAATGACACCCTGGTGCAGCCAATCGACTTGCCCCAGGATTCGATCATCGGTCGCATCCGTGAGAGTTCATCGAGGTCGCCACCAGCCAAGAAGTAATGCAAATTCTTGAGCCTTGGATAGACAATGATCTCAGTCAGCACCACAGAATTCACCGCAGGCCATAGCTGCAACTTGTTCTGCTCGACCATTTCCCTGACGTCAGCAAAATGGTGTGTGCCTCCAGAGTATTCTAATGCCGCCTCCACATGGTGGCGCAGTCTCTCCAGTTGCTCTAAGTCATTCATCGCTTGCCAGCAGCCACCGCATCAAGGCGCATGACACCCACGCGCCAATCAGCCAAAACAGCGCCCGTCACCTTCATGTTGATCTGGCGTCCAGAAAATCGCACGCTGGTCGGGTTAGCAGCCGAATAAGGCCCATATGAGAACTCAGCGCCTGTGGGATAGTTTCTGGCAGTGAATGACACCACAGCCTCGCCCAGCGCCTGCTCGTCAGGGATTACTTGCAGCACGCTCATGATGTTGTCACCGTTGCCGATCTGCACAGGTCCAGACTCGGCAAAGACTGACGCGCCGTCATAGTCAAAACCCACCTCATGCTCATACACATAGCCATCCACCGACACCATCATGGGGCGTGAGAACACCCCAGAGTCTGTGCCTGCGGTACGCGCCAGTGTGCCAACAGCCCAATGGTTCTCCCGGTAATTGAAAGTGACGTAGCTGTCATTCTCGTTGCTGCTGTTGCTGGGGTAGTACCACCAGATTTCACCATACTGACTGTTGTGAACAGCGTAAATCTTGCTGGCTTGGTTGTAGTTGATGTTTCCAAGGATGTAATCACCCACATCACTTGGCAGTGGCTTGACGTAACCGTCATAAATCCAAAAGCCCGACTTGCTCATCCAGATGGCCGCAGTGTCAATGGCAGCCACTGCCTGCGCCGAAATCAGGCCGCAGCCCGAGCCAGCCTTTTCAAAGCCGTAAACGAATGGAGCGCCCACATACTGCGCTGTATGCACATCCACATCGGTAAACAGCAAGTTGATGCCCTTGACGCGCTTGCCTGCCAGCAGCGTGCCAGGTGTGGCCAGTTCGTAGTCACCAGCCAAGTTGTCGGTGGAAGGCGTCCAAAGCGTGTTGTCTTCTTGGTCGCACCACTGAACCTTGCGTGGGTTGCCACCAGCGCCAAGGGCAAAAAGAATGCGCTCGGCAGTCACCAGCAAGGCGCTGTTATCTTCTGGCGCGTTGGCAATTGGCGCTGCAATCGTTGGCGTGGTGAAACCAAGCTGCCACTCGTACAGTTTGCCATCGGCGTTGGAGCAGGCCACCAGATACTCACCCCAGGTGTCCATGCTCCATGTGGTGGCTGGCGTGATGGAGCCAAGGTCAGGTCGCGCAATGCCATAGCTGAACTTGCCGTAATCGCTGTAACCGTAACCAGTTTTTACAAGCGCATCCGCAATGCCAGCCGTAAATCCAGTTGGCGTGATGTCCTTAATCGTGCCGGACTCGCTCATGGCATACAGCTTGGAATGCGTGCCGATGCCCGTCCAGCGTGTGGCGTTGTTGTCGCGCCAGTTGATCAATCCTCGTCCTAGGCCAGTGACCTGCTGGCTGGAGCGTTTGCGCCAGCCACCAATAGGCCGCAGGGTGTTCTCGTACCAGCGCACTAGGTTGGCGTCATACCAGCGGCCAGCAGCTTGGTACTCAGTGCCATTGCGGTAGATGCCTGGTGGAAGTTTGATGGGGATGTACATATTCACACCGTTGGTAAATTGGAGACAAACGTCATGGTCGCAATTGCCGATGGCACTGCTGGGCGTGTGGGGCTTGTGCCAGCAGCGAATGCCTCAAGGCTCACATCTGTGCTGGTCACGCAGCCCACAACCTCAACGTAATCACCAGCCGACAAGCTGACAAAAAAGTTTAAAGCAGCGATCAGGTGGCTTGGGTCGCCACCAGATTTTCGGGCTGGGATGTGAAACCTGCTGTTGGAGTCTGCAATGTTTGTGCCGTTTTTACGAAACCACACATCAAAATCTTGGCCATCATTGCTGACGTTTTTGATTTGCAAAGAAAACTGCAAGTTCCAAATGCCATCCACCGCCACAGTGATGCGAGAGTCGCTTGCAATGCTGACGCCATTGGAGATGTCAGTATTGCGAAAAAAAACAGGGTAAGCAGTGGTCGTATTTGCAGCCACCTGGTCGGTGCTGTCGTGAAACGCCCCATGCGGGTTGTTCAGATTCTTGCCACCCATTGGGCCAAACAATGCACCCAGCACGCTGGTCAGCTTGCGAAAGTACAGATTCAAAGACCCATAGTTTTCGCTGAAATGCCTGCGCTCATACCCCTCTGGCGCAAAGCCAAGGCTTGGTATTGAGGGGACTTCCAGTTGCTGCTTGATGTTTGCCATGGCGCAATTATTCCACCTTTACCCGCCCAGCACTTCTAAGGCGTGGTTGGTGTGCAAGATGCGGTCATCCAACCCAATCGTGCCGCCGTTGATTTTCTTTGTGAGCGCCAGGTGGTTGCCAGCTTCGGCCAAAGCATTCAGCTTCTGGGTGTCCCAAAACCAGCCTGCGGTCATGGCAGCGTATTGAGGCGTGGACACCAGGTCAGGCTCCATGATGAAGTCCACACCCAGCGCCTGCCCTGCATGGTGGTAATTTGCAGATCCCGTCAACTGGATGCAGCCACGGCCACGAAAACGATACCCATCACCAGAAGCCTCGTCCCGATTTGACATGCGGTTGCCGTAAATGCGGTTTGCAATTTTCTTTGGTTGTCGTTCATATGCAGCAGCCTCTTCAGGCGTAAAGCCCCATGTGCGCCGTGGCGTGCGGGGAAATAGTTTGAGCAGCGTTGCGGCCCTGTAGTTGAGGTTTTCCTCCAGCACACGGAAGTTGGCGCTCTCATGGCCGCACTGACCGATAAACGCAGCCTGCTGGCGCGGTGTCAGGATATTGAATCGCTCAAAAGTGGCGTTCAGTGCATCGACCCACTGAGGGCCGATGTGCAGTTTTTTAAGTTGTTCACTGTTGACCATTGATGATGCTCCTCATGTTCTCGTATGCGTCCACGCACGCATTCAGTTGGTTGATGGCCCTGTCGCCATCGGCTGCGATCTGCGCGATCAGTTCGAGGGTTTGGCGCTCGGAGTCGCTGGGGCCACTGGCATCAGAATTTGCGTCAGGCGCTCGGTCAGGTTGGCTTCTCTCTTGGTTGCTATCTCCGCTGGCAGCGGGGGCACTTGCGGGGGCTTGTGGACAACTGGTGGTGTAGAGCCGCACCCTGCCAGCACGAATGGCAGAATTAAGATCAGTTTGCTTTTTGGCAATGACATTGTTGGCCTTTCTGAGTTCGGTTTCTTTGTCAGCGACAGCCTTGGCCATCTCTTGCTCTTTGGCTCGCGCCTCTTCGTTCTTTCTGGCGATCTCGATTTGCATCTCAGCATCCCGGTCATCCCAGCCGCTGCTGTAGCCGTATTTGTAAAAGCCGCCCATCGCCAGCACGGCTACCAGTGCCAGCGCAGGGTACAGGGTCATCGGACTCATGTTGCCTCTTTCCGAGCCGCTGCAATCTCTGCACGGTCTTCTTCAGGTTCTTGGTAGTCTGGTGGTGTGGTTGGTGGTGGGCCGGGGGTCCATGTCTCGTCCAAATCAGGGTTCTTGTAGCCCATCCAGTTGAAGTCAGGCATCGACACTGTGGTCGAAGGGGCGCAGTATGACTGGTGCGGCGCATGGTGCGCTGAATGCGCGTGGTGCATGGAGTTGTTGTATGCCATGTTGGTGTTCATGGGTGGCGGTGACATCCTGCTTGTGATGCCGTTGACTGCACGCTTGCCCACAATACCGCCGATGCCGCCCACAATCAGCAGCACGATGTCGTTGAGCATCTTGGTGTATGCCTGATCAATGGGGGCCATTGACTTGATTGGCTGGGTCACAAAGGTCACTGAGTACAGCAGCGCAATGACGATACCAGCCAAGATCAGTGTGATCATCACGACCACAAAGGCCCACACCCTGACCTCTAAAGCCTCTGCCGACATCGGCTGTTTTGGTTCATTGCTTTGGTTGATCAATTTGCTTCTCCAGTATGGGGGCCACCAGATACTCAGGGCACTGCTGCGTGAACAGACACTTGGGCTTTTGGCAGTCGGGTTTGTGGAAGTTGTCAGGGTTCTGGCACTCGTAGCGGTAGGAGTTCTCACACCCAGCCAGAGCCACCAGCGCCAAGATCAGTGCAGTGTGTTTCATATGCCTAGTTTCTCCAAGAACGCTTCGATGACTCGGTTGGCAATGTCTGGGGGCAAGAACTGAAGCACCTTAAAGCCGACCCAGATAAAGGCCAGATAGCAGTTGATTTTGAGCCACTTGTCAAAACCATCTCGGACTTCTTTCCACTTGTCCACATCAGCCGCACCCCACGGCTGCACAATAAGTGATGAGCTCAAGAACGCCCCACAGAACAGCTATAGACATGAAGCCGATCAACCCCAAGGCAATCGCCATTTCGATGTTTTCAGCTCGCTTTCTGGCGGCATTGAGAGCCCTAGCAGCCTCACGGCGCTGCTCTGCAATATCTTCCTTGTTCATCTCCATAACACGCTGCTGGATTGAGTTCCAAACATCCATGTTGTTGGTGGAAAAGAACAGACCCTTGAGTTGTTCCTCAAAATCTCTTTGGGCTTTCAGAGCCAGTTCGATTTCGATGGCCTTGCCCATGTTTGAGCCGCCAGCCTTCTTGGCCTGATTCGCGGCTTTGGTGGCCGTGTGCTTGGCATCAAAGTATTTGCCGATCAGGGGGCCAAGACTTGAGACATCATCGACTGTTGCCGATGCTTTTTTAATCATGTCAACCGCAGCACTAACTGCAGCCATCGCAGTTACAGGATCAATCATCACAGCCCCCTTACAACAACTAAAGCGACCTGCAACAGCCACCACACAACAACGATGCCGACGGCAAGTTTCACCCTCATGACAGCACCCAGATAAACACCTTGGCGCACCAGATGACCATCCCGACAAGAAGGACCGCAGCGATGAAGCTAACGGCCCAGTCTTTCATATGCCAAAAACTTTTTTGACGAACTCAGCAGCTACGCCGGGGCCAAGCAGCACAGCAGCAATGACAGCGTAAAGCAGATACTCAATCTTTGCCATGCGCTTTGAGCCTGACTCAAAAGACTTTTGGATGCCCTCATAGCGATGGGCGCAGACTTGTTCATGCGTGGTCAATCTAGCCTCCGTTGCGTCAATCTGCTCCGACATCGTTTACTCCGCTGGCGGGGCTTCCGCTGCTTTGGCTTGCTCTTGAATCTTGACGATCAAGGGCCACACACCTGACTTGGCTGGCATCTCGCCAAGCACGTTCAGGATGAATTGCACTTCGTTTGGTTCAAGGTTCAAGTTCATGCTGCGCTCCACGGAGTTCCGGAGGCTTGCACGGGGTTCTTCTGTGCATCAATTTGGCTTTGCAGGCTTGCTTCCACAGTGTCTTTGCCAAGGCTTGTTTGAACCCACCCCACCACCTGATCTTGCGTTAGTTCTGAGTAGGGCACATAAGTCTCACCGGGCTGCTCTGTGTAGCCCACAGTGCCGTAGGTGGAGGCGTTGTATGTGCCATCAGTGGCTGATACGTTGTAGTGAACAGTTACCACAAAGCCATCAGCAGTGAGGCGATCCATGTTGACGATAGACCAGTTAAAAGAGGTAGTCATGGTTTTTCCTTTCGGGGGTTAAATGTTAAGCAACGATCCAGTTTGTGCCGTTGTAAAAAACAGGGATGGTGACAGCACCGCTGCCAGCGACAGCAACGCCAAAAGACGGAGCCAGTGCGTCTGTCACATACGTTCTCATGCCGACAGTTCCAGCGGGTAATGTTGCAACCGTGTAGCCTGTAGTCCGGATAGGCCCAGATACTTGCAGCTTTGCAACACCAGTGGCAGAAGTAAGGCCAACAAGATATTCCCCGTTTGCTGTAAGAGTGGCCGCCTGAGTGAAGGTGATGGCGTTACCTGCTGTGCCGGAGGGGGCGGTTGACCAAACGTGAGCACCTTGGAACTGGTAGTAATGTGACGCTTGAGCGCCGGTGTTGGCGTACTTAAAGCCGCTATTGAAGTAGGCGTTGGCTATTGAATAAATACTGGCAGTGCCGTTCCAGATTCCGTAACCTTGCCCAAAAACTTCAATCGCTCTGCCTTGACCCCAAGCACTCGGAGTAACCCCCAAGCCGAGGTTGCCGGAGGAGTCGAGGCGCATGCGTTCGGTGGGTCTAGTTGACGAAGTCGAACTATCTGGGCGCGTCTTGAAAAGTAAAATGCCTCCATTTGAAGCAGTTCCAAACTCTTCAAAACCAATCGCCGCACTTGCTTCAGCAGAAGTGTCAAAATAGCCAAAACCAATATCCGCTTTGGCCTGAATGCCTCCAGAACCGCCGAAAGCGTTGATGCGCAAAACTTCTACATCGTTTGTGACGCTGTTAAGGGTGAGCAACTTGTTAGGCGAACTCGTCCCAATACCTACGTTGCCATCGCTGGCGATGCGCATGGCTTCAACACCACCTTCAGAAAAAGCAATGGTGTCAGCGGCAGGGAAGAAGATGCCGGTGTTGGTGTCGCCGGAGGTGGTGATTGCAGGAGCCGCAGCAGTGCCAGCTTGAACTGTTGTCACCCCTGTGGCACTCAGCGTAGTAAACGCGCCCGTAGAAGCCGTTGTAGCGCCCACAGTGCCGTTGATGTTGATGGAGGCTGTGCCGGTCAGGTTTGTCACCACACCCGATGCAGGAGTGCCCAGAGCTGGAGTGACCAAGGTGGGGCTGTTGGCAAACACCAAAGCGCCTGTGCCTGTTTCGTCTGTGACGGCTGCGGCAAGGTTGGCCGATGATGGTGTTCCCAAGAATGTCGCAACACCAGAGCCAAGGCTTGTAATGCCTGTGCCGCCATTCGCAACAGGCAAAGTGCCTGTCACGCCAGTGGTCAAGGGCAAGCCTGTGGCATTTGTCAGGGTTGCAGATGAAGGCGTACCCAATGCAGGCGTTACCAGTGTCGGGCTGTTGGACAAGACGTTGCTGCCAGATCCAGTGGATGTGCCGACACCTGTGCCGCCCTTGTCAACTTTGAGCAGCGGCCCAGCGTTGAACAGCGCATCAATGGTGTCCAAGTCGGAATTAAGTTTTTGGCCCCAAGTATCTGTTGATGCACCGACCTCTGGTTTGGTCAATAACAAATTTGTGGTTGTTGAATCTGCCATGTTTTACCCCTATGCGGCGATTTGCCAAGTTTCTGAATTATCTGCGATTGGTGTCCAGGTTTCACTGGCGTCAGCAATCGCATCCCATGCCTCTGAAGTGTCAGACACTGGCGTCCATGTCTCGCCCGTGTCGGCAATGGCTTCCCAGCTTTCAGGTGTGTCACCCTCTGGGACCCACTTAAGATTTGCATCCACCGTCATGCCGGACACGCCAGCAAACGTCAGCCCAATGCTTTGCCTGCGCGTGCCGTTCACGGTCATGGCCGACTGCGCCTGAATCAGCACAGCCTGGTTGACGATCACGCTGGTGCTGACCGTCATGGTCGCAAAGTCTTCAATCAGGATCTGGATCAGCGGCACTCGGATGGCGCTGACCGTCATGGCGCTCTCGTCCACCGCAGTCGCTTGTGCAATCGCCACCCGCAAAGCTGCCACAGAGGCGCTGGAGGTAGATGCAGCCGTTGCAGCACCTATGGCATACCGCACGCCTGACACGGCCATGCTGGAGGCGCTTGAGGCCGTAGCAGCCGCAACAGCTACACGCTGCGCAGCCACTGATGCGCTGCTGGATGCGGCCACCGCAAAAGATGCATCTTTAATGACGTTGGTGGCCACGGCCACAGTGCTGGACGCAGAAACAGAAAACGCACCTATGCAGATGCGTTTTGCGTCCACAGCCACCGTGCTGGTGGCTGCGAGTGTGACGGAGGCAAGGCTTATGCCGTAGCTGTAATTGCCCTCGCCATACGGACCACGGCCATACGCTGCCATGTCATGTCAATGTGACGTCAAGGTCACCGGCAGGGATGCGCAGCACATCGCCATCATTGATGGTGCGTGCCGTACTCAGTGCAGCCCAAGCAAGCATATTGCCGCCCGTGCTGGCATCAAAAATAGCCGCCCAGCCAATCGACCCCCAATTGCCACCAGAGGCCGCTGCAAACTCAATGGCCGCAGCGTTGGTGGCGTTGGTAGGGCTTGTGCCAGAAACCGTGATCGTGCCAGTGACCACACGGGCGTACCCGTTGCCTGTCACCTCAGTGCCGCCACCAGTGTCAGATGGGGCAGCCGTAAACAGGCCAACATACCAAGCTGTCGGGCGTGTGGCTGTGTTGGCGGTCAACAAAAAGTTGAGCACCAGATTTTCTGTGTAATCGGTAAAAGATGACATATCCAGCCCTTATCCAAAAGTCTTTGCACGGGTCAGCAGCGCACCACCAGAAGTCGACGCCCTGCTGTCTGCTGTTCTCAAATCATTCAAGGCTCGCTCATACAGAGTTGCCCATGTCTGAATTCTCGCATCGTCTTGCAGGTATGGCGCAGCCTGCAACAGCGCACCGTACAAATAGATGTCTGGACTTGATGCCAAAAGCCAATTGCTGGCCACACTGTTTGACAACTTCGTCAACTTTGCAAAGTAGATCAGTTCGGCTGTGTAGGTTGCATCAGGTGTTGGACTGATTCGGAATTGGCCACCCACCACACTGAAGAACCGTGGCCGACCACTGGCTGTGTAATGTGACCGTGATTCGTCCATGTCATCAATCGACAGGAACTCCAAGGGCGTCAAGGGGTTGGTGCTGGTCAGCTTGAGGGACTTGACCTCCAAGAAGTCAGCAGGCACAGCGCCATACTCAGAGTCAAAAGACGCATTGGCACGCACAATCATTTGGCGCGTGCGCAGCGTGCGCTCAATCTGGGCCTCGGCCAGAGAGATGAAGTCAGGGATGGTGGCCGACAGGTCGGACCTGTTCAGCCAATCCCCGATGGATGTCCTCAACTCTGCATATGTGCTAAGTGCCATTTCCAGCCTCTTTTTCCATTTCCTCTTTCACCACCCAGGTGTGAGGATGCCCAAATTCAAAAGTTCCGATGTGTCCGATTTCATGGGATACGTCATGGTCGATATAGACCTTGTAGCCAAGCTCCTGTGCCTTCTTGCAGAAGAACACATCCTCGCCCATGTAACCCCGTGTGGTCTGCCAAGGCATATCGAACCATGGCTCAGACATACCCTCAAACACCTCGCGCTTGATAAGCATTATGCCAGTGCCAATGCTCCCGACCTCTTCCAATCCAGTGGACTCTGGCATGGTGAAAACAGGGACACGCTTGCCATCGGCGTCATAGTTCTGCGCTGTTGGTCCTGTTGGCATTCTGCGCCGTGCGCAGTTGGCAGCCACGATGGGCTTGTCGTGCTTTAGCAGCCGCTGCACCATGTCCTGGGGGAATGTCATGTCGCTGTCGATGAACAGAATGTGTGTGCATCCCTCACGCATTGCATCCAAGCAAAGATCTGCCCTTTGGTTTTGGATGATCGTGCCCTGCATCAATTTCAGACTGATAGCGTCTTCTGTGTTGAGCGTGTGGTACGCGACCAAATTGACCATGCAATAGCAATAGTTCGTATGGACCTGATCACGGGCTGGCGTGCAGACTGCAATGTAATTACTCATTTATTCTCCAAGTGTTTCCACAAATTGCCGTTTTTTATTTCACGAATCATTGACGCGGGGTAATTAAATTTAGCAGCCAACTTTATTGATGTTTCAGAGCTAAATTTGATTTCACGCGCTTGATCTTCTGTTAATTTTGCGTTGCCATGACTAGCGCCTTTTGCCTGCCTGTTTTTACGCACCTTGTCGATCATATTTTCCTGCTGCGTTCCGATAAAAATATGATCTGGATTTACGCAAGACTTCACATCGCAATGGTGCAAAGCCATCATTCCATTTGGGATGGCTCCATACTTTTGCTCATATGACGCCCTATGCGCGTAAAAAGGTTTTTTGCCAGCACAAACCCTGCCGTACCCAGTTTTTTCAATAGTTGACATCCATATCCAACAGCCAGATTCCGGCAGTCGAATGGTGTTTTGCTCTATCTTTTCCAACAATGGTTTGCGTTTTCTAGCCATTACACCTTCCCTGGTCGAGTCCTGAAGAATTGGTTTTCACTTGAGTTAAGCCAGCGTTTCATGTATGCCTGATCATCAATCTTTCCCTCGGCCTTCATCTTGTAATACAAAGACTCTGGGATGCTTGCAACCAAGTGCCATTCACCCGTCCAATTGGCTTTCTCGTCAACTGCATTGTAGATGGCTTTGTTGGCCTCAATCACAGCGGTTACGTCTTGCTGTGTCTCAATGGTCACATCACCTGTCTCGGCGTTTTGATGCCAGTACCGTGTGATGCCTTGCTCTTTGTTTTGGTCAAAAATTCTTTTGTGGATCATCTTAAAAAAAAGGCCAGGTTTCCCTGGCCTTTTCCGTTGGCTTCAAATCAAGAAGTAACCAGGTCAGCGGCCAAGCCGTGAGCGTTTTCAGCAGTCACTTTGTGACCCCATTCAACGATCAACATGCGCTTTTCGGCATCGCCTGTCTTGGCCAATTCGATCTGCTGGTAAGGACGCAGCACGGTCATCTTGGCGTAGTCAGGATCGATCACCCAAGCGTCACGCTCACGCTGGAATCGGTTAGCGATGACTTGCACGTTGCCGAAGTCGGACACATAGATGTCGACAGCACCAACCAAAGTTGCAGGCTTTGCGCCACCGTCAATGTTGAAACGGCTGGAAGCAATACCGGCAAAGCTCGACACGCGCTGCTTGTTCACAGGACCGCACATCAAGATCTTTGGAGTACCACCAGCAGTCCACACTTTCTGGATCACATTCTTGAGAATGGTTTCTGTGAAGGTGCGCACGTTGCCATCGGTACGGGCGCTGGTTGGCAGCGTTGTATACGATGGGTCAACACCGTTGGTCTGCTTGTCGGTGTTTGTTTTCACAAACGCGCCCAAAGAGGCAGTTGCACGGGCAGTGGTGGTGTCGCCAGCGTTGGCCACAGCACCGTTCAAGAGCGAAAACTCTTGGTCACGCTTCATCTCAGCGCCACGCTTGGCGATTTGATAAGCCAGTTCCGAACGGCGACCAGCTTTGTTGACCACTTCTTCAGTGGCCGACAAGATGATTGTCTTGCGGCTGATCTGTGCGTAGTTTTGCAGACGCACAGTAGGAGTCACAGCATCAAAGCTGCCAACATCATCACCTTCCAACTGTGCGTTTGCAGCAGCAGCGGCCAGTGTGTCGGTTTGCCACTCATACAAGCTGTTGGACACGTTTTCACGGCCAATGTTGCTCATGTAAGGGGTTTCTTCAGGTGCAATGTTTGTGATCACATTGGACAGGTCTTCACGGATACCCTTTGCAGAGTAGGTCGTGAACGTGTTTGCTACGATAGTCATTTGATTACCTCAGTAAAAGTTCAATTGCAGAAGCCGCATCATCGACACGGCCAGTTTTTGCAAGACGCTGCTTTGCCCTCGTACTCTCTGTTGTTGTCGAAACCCGACCTGCTGCACCAGGCTTGGCAGGTCGTGGGCCATTGTTCACCACAGGCTTGATGCCTTGGCGCTTACTCACCATCTGGTCGTACATCGCCGCTTTGCGCAGCAACAGCACCAACCTGTGGTCGTAAACGCTTTTCAGGTCTTCATCAGAAAATCCCACAGCCTTGGCAGACTCCAACACTAAAGCCTTTTCAGCTTTGGCCTTCTTGGGGTCTTTCCACTCTGGCAGTGCCGCCAGCAAAGCATCTTTTTGGCTCTCAAGATGCTCTTCCATGGCACGCTGCTGCTCTTGCTGGCTCAACTGAGAAAGGCGCTGCTGTTCGGCCTGAATAGCGTATGCCTTTTCCTGTCGCTCCCGCAAGACTTCTTTCTGCCGCACCCACTCGATTGGGTCTTCATGGTAAAGACGTTCCAAATCGACTTGCGGTTCTGATACCTGAAGTTGTGCTTGCAATGCTCCCAACAACTGAGCGTACTGTTGACGCTCGGCCCGAATCGCCTGCGTTTCTTGCTCGACTTGCTTGCGCACCTCGGCAATCTGCTGCGTTTTTCGGGTGTAGTCCTGGGTGCGTGAGTAACCCTTCTGGAGTTCGTCCAGCGTCACATCGACTTCTTTGCCGTCAACCTTGACGGTAAAAGTCTGTGGCTGGTCTTGCCCCTCGGATTCATCATCGTCCTCGGACCGTTCTTCTGATGTTTCTTCTTCTGGCGCGTCTTCCACACCAGAGTCATCTGCATCAGAAGCCGCTGCCTCGGTGTCCTCTTCGGACTCCTCGGCTGGCTGCGTCTCGTCAACTTGCGCTTGTCCCTCTTCGGGGGCCAACATTGCCGAGATAGCACTGGCCGCATCGGCCATATTCATCGCTTGTATTTCTGCCATAGTTTTAAATCAGTTTGGGCAAACGGTCCATGGACTTCTGCGCAATCTTGCCGTTGTCCATGATCTTGATCAGTTCCTGCCGCAAGCCATCAATGGCCTGCAACATGCACCACGCCGTTTCACGCTTTGCCGACTCTTCGGGTTTCGAGGATCGAAACAACCAAAGCTGGTCGCCTTCTAATTTTGCAATCGCAGTGTTGAGGGTTTCGTCCTCAAGAATCTGCTGGGCCTTTCGGCCCTTGCGTACTTGGTCTTCGTTGTTCACTGTGCCATTCCGTTAAAGGTTGATGGTGCCGCCATCGGCGCTTGTGGCTGCTGCACAAACTGTGCTGCTTGTTGCTGGGCCATCAGCGCCTGCTGTCGGATCGCTTCACGATCAATGTTTTGCGCAGCGTCAATTTCCGCTGTGCTGATCTGTGAGTTGTACTTTAACTCAATTTCATACTTCTTGAGATACAGGTCTTGCGCCATTTGATCACGCTTCAAATCGTCATCCATGATCATCTGCTGGCGCTGGAGTTCCAAATCAGCCGCCTTTTTCTGGATGTCGGCCTTGATGCTCTCGGCTTGCACCTGAGCCAAAATCTCTTCTGGGCTTGGCTTTGGCTGTGGTGGCGCTGGCGGCACATAGTCAGCAGGGATGGCCTGAAAGTAGCTGGTCGAGTCCTTAAACCCTGACAACTCCACAATCTTGCGCAGCGTGTTGGAAAACTGCTGTGGCGTCACCAATGGGTTAGTCGGGCCAAGCTGCTGCAAGATCTGCTCTTGCTTGGCCAGAATCATCATCAAGGCTTGCAGGCGCTCGTTGGTGTCGCCATTGCCCAAGGCAATGTTGATGTTGGCATCCATGCCAGCATCCCACGCCCGTGGGTCAATCTGCACCCACTCGTTGCGCATTCGCACCATGCGTGCCTTGTCTTGGTGTGTAGTCACCAGAAACAAGATGCCTTTAAACAGCTTCTTCATGCCCTCAGCCAAGATGCGCGCTGTCAGTTCAATGCGGCCTTGGCTGGCACTGATGGTGGCATTCACCGCCGCCTTGGTGCTGGACTGCAAAGCATCGGCATTTAGGCCCATAGCCGCTTTGCTCATGCCCGTGCGATCTTCCTTGATCTGGTCCATGTATTCCATCATTGGAAATGCGGCCTGACCGACAAATGGCGTTGTCAGTGGCTGGACCATGCCAGGCGCACGCATACGAATGATTGCGCCTGTCTCGTTGTTCAGCACATCGTCAATGTTGACCTGGCCCTCCACCACCGCCGTGCGAGGGTGAATGCTTTGCGCCAAGCTGTCGAGCGTGTTGCGCAAGATTTCCGACTTGATCTCTTGCAGGTCGCGGGTGATGTCAAAAATGGACATCGCCTCCAGTGGCGAGGTGTGTGGCTCGGGGTCACACGGGAAGTCGGCAAAGGGGATGTAAGACGCCGGCAGGTTGCGCACCACCTTGTACCCAGCACCCATGCAGCAGACTTTGCGCAATTCAGCAATACCATCCCCGTCATAGTCCACGCGCGCATACGCCTCAACGTACAGCACCCGGCGCATCATCGGGTTGGCTGCGTCATTCGTGCCAAACGTGGTGGACAGCGGCTGGCGTGCCAGATACTCATCGTTGCTGTCCAAGTCGTTGGACATCAGGTTTTCTTCAATCTCGTCTTGGTCGTAACCCATGGCGATCAGGTCGGCCACTGTGGCCATCTGACGATGGGCAATGATGGTGGCATCGTCAAAAGACCGGGCGCGTCTGTCCAGCAGCAATTCTTCAGGCGGCACGGCCATGATGCGGATGCGGCCATCCTTGGTGATGCGCTTGATCTGCACATCGTGCAGCATGGGCGCAGGCATGGCCATGGGCTGGCCCGTCATCGGGTCCACCGTGGTCAATTGCATTTCGTCTACGCTGGGGTCAGGGTATGACGAAACAATCGTGACCTCGGCTTCAGGCTCTTGCATCAACATCTCAAGGGTTGGCTCGTCCAACCCTGTGTATTCTTCGATGCGAACCTTCTCGTCATCCTCCCACCAAAACTTCGCAATGCCACATTTGCGCACCAGCGCATCTTTAAAAATTGCGTAAGTGGTCAAAAATCCAGTGTTGTCATTCTGGAAAATGTAGTTGGCATAGTCCGTGGCCTGCTGCGCAGCCTGCACATCCTCAGGCCCACGGGGGGTGAACTCGACCACATTCTCGGAATTGAAGAAAACGCGCATCAGGCTGGGCAGCATGGCGCTGACCGTATCGCGCACCTCCATGGCCACCACTTTTGAGTTGCCCTCGACCTCGTTGCCAAACAGGTCTCCACGGTAATACTCAGTCCCCTTGGCGCGTGTTGGCGACAGGTCGCTGTCCACATAGCTGACCGCATCTGTCAGGTCTTGCCCAATGATGCTCTCCAGTTCCGCATCATCCATGGGCTTGGTGGCCGCAATGTCGGTGGTGATGTTCATGTCTTGCTCGTTCATGGCGTAACCTTTGGATTTAGGACCACAACCATTTTAATTGTGGACAAATAGTATTTGAGGCAACTTTAAAGGGAAAAGACCTTCATGGGCCAGCAAGATGTCTTCAAAATAACTGGCATCCCCGTCATGCGTTCTGTCCCTAAAGCCCACCTTTTTCGCCATCTCAGTCCTGACAATGGCAGAACTGACATCAATTGACCCGCGCTGGTAGCTGGTCTCAAAATACGAATAAGGGGGCAAGTCTCGACCGCCTGGCCGGTTGTGAGAATGCACCATGTCAAACAGCACTACATCACCCTCACCCATTGCGTAGTTCAAATACTCCACCGCCTTGGGGATGAAGTAATTGTCAGCATTGGTCAGCAGCAAATAGTCGCCCGTTGCCTGGTCGATCCCGATTTGACGCAAAGTGTGGCCATAGTCGTTGCACCTTGATGGCGTGCAGAAAAACTCAATCTGCCCAGGCTTGGCATCGGCAAAGTCTTGCATGATGTCCATGAACTCAGCATTCGGTCCATCATGGATCACCTTTAGCCGCCAGTTGCTGGCAGTCTGATTGATCCAGGACTGCACAAAAACGCGCAATTCACCATGGCGCTCAAACGCCACGGCCACCACATCAAGCGTCAAACCAGGCTTTTGCATATTCGGGCCTGTTGGCTTGCAGCCAAGGTAAAGCCTGGTCGTGCAGTTTTTTGGCGTCAAAGCCAATCGTGTGACTGCCAATGTGGTGCACATAGCTGGCGCTCACAAAATGCGTGTAACCGCGCTTGATCAAGTCCCAGCAATGAACGTCATCGGAATACCAGTTCAGCGGGGGGAATCCCTCGCCAAACGCTTCCTTGTTGATCCAGCCCAAGATGGGACTGACCTCCTCGGCCATCTTGATGTGGGCCTCAGACGGGAATTTGTAAAAGTGCAAACGCTCGGGCTGCTCAGTAATCCGCACGTTTTGGCATGGCCGCGCTGCGTCAGACCGTGACGCCACCCAGCCAGCACGCACGCTGTGCATGGTGTTGATGATGCCCACATCTTCCATCAGCACCTTGATGCTGTCAGGCGTCAGCACGATGTCATCGTTGGCCACCAAGCACTGGTCGTAGTCTTGCAGCGCCCTCTTGATGATGTAGTTGTAATCATCGCCAAAATTGCTCGGCTGGCCAAAGATCTTGAGAGTAGCGTCATACTTTTCAATGACCGACTCAGGGCCATGCAGATACACAGGGTGCTCTGGTGCGTACTGCCGAATGCTCTCCAGCAGCACGCCCAGACCCTTGCCATGCACAGTCGCAATGCAAATTGGGATCATTTCTTCGCCTTGTTTCTTGCAGAAATGGCCGCCGCCTTGGCTTTGGCGTCAGCCTTGCTCGATGCGCCCCAAGCCTTGAGAGACAGCAGCAGCCGGGTTGGCTCGCCGCCCTTCATCTCCGGCCCAGGCATGTTGCCCATGCGTGCCAAGAAGCTGGCACGCCGTGGGTTGTCACCAGACCTCACGGGCGCTTTGAGATTCATGCCCTCGGCCTTGGCGCTGGCCCTGCCCTTGGCGTTCAGCCCACCGCTTGGGCTTTTGCCCTCACTGCGCTGCCAAGCTGGCGTCTTCATTTCTTGGCCTTTACTGGCTTGGCCGTTTTAGCCGCTGCCTTAAAAGCAGCAGCCGTAGGCGCACCCTTGCTTCCAGGTTGTCGCATTTTTTCCTTAGAGCCTCCCTCAATTCGAGCACGTTTTGCAGCAATGTTCGCATATAGACCTTTCATGATTCGTCCTCCATGTCCTCACCATCTTGCTCGCCAGTGTTGGGGCCACCCACCACCCATGCATCGCAGGTTCTGCTGGCTGCGCACTTGAAATCGAAAATCTCGCAATACCCCAAGTCGGCCAGTTGAATGGTGCCCCATGGGTCAGCCTCCATGCCAATGCCCTCGGCAATGCACTGCTTGATCCCGTCCGACACGTTGAATGCCGCGCAGTTGCCGCACAGGCTTTGCTTGGCGTCATCTGTTGACACATCCCACTGGTCGGCCTTCTTCGCCCAAAACGCGCTGTTGGGCAGCTTCGGATTCTCAGGGCCGTAGGCCGCGCTGGTGATCGCCTTGGCGCGGTTCTTCAGGTTGAGCGTGATGTCTTGCGTTGGCATGGGGCAGTCTTGGCCCTCCATGTCCTCGCCATCCTCACGGTCCATGGCTTGTTCCATGGTGCGCTGCATTGTGGCCATTACTTTTTGCTCCGGTTGGTTGCTGTGCGCTGACCGCGCATGGGCATCTTGGCTTCAGACATTGCAATGGCAATGGCCTGCTTGGGGTTCTTCACCACCTTGCCAGTGCCACCGCTGTGCAGCTTGCCAGCCTTGTACTCGCCCATCACCTTGCTAACCTTCTTCTCGGCTTTACTCATTGGCATAGATTGCTCCAGTTGATCAATTTGCAGATTATGCGACTCTGGACAGGTTTCGGCGCAGCGGCTGACTCCACTTGCTGCTGGCCGCTGACCCGTACATTCCCGCAATCGCATCACTCGCAAACGTCAGCACAAACGCATCAGCCTTGTCAGGGCTTGGCAGGCCGCGCTTTCTAATTTCGTCCTTGCCCTCGATCTGAATCTTGCCGTTGCTGGTAAAGCTATAGCGCACCGTGGCTAGTTCTGAGATCAGCACCTCATCCTTGGCCAGCTTGCAGTCTCTGGCCTCCAGCCACGCCTTTGCCCGATACCACAGTTCAGCCTTCAGATTCCTGTACGTCCCGCCCATGGCTGGGCTTTCGGACACGTTGATCCCCCGCGCTGGCAGGCCCAACTCACGCAGCCGGTCCACCACGCCAGCGCCCAAGCCGATGCTGTCCACCAGGATTTCCTTGGGCTGCTGGCTGGGCGGCAGCACGTTGTACTCGGCCACCACCGCCCCCGTCAGTTGCATCAGGTCCAGATTTTTCCAAGTCCGTATGCTCTCGGTCACCACGTTGCCTTGGCGCTTACACAAGGCTGACCTGTCACTGCCAAACCGCGCAACGTCCAGCCCCCACACCATTGGCGCAGACATGCTTGCCGCCACATCCCGGTGCAGCGCACTTTCCAGCAAGTCCATCGCAATCACCGTATCGTCATCGCCCTTCGGGAATTCCCCGATCACGCGAATCCGATACACGTTGCTGTCCTCGCCGTACCGCTGCGCCATCTCCTTCACATACTCATCACTGACCCGTGGCGAATCCGTACACGCCACCTGAAAGGTGGTCCACTCACCAGACAGCCGGGTGTGCGTGTCGTAGAAGAAACCGCTGGACCGCACCGGGTTGCCAAGTAACAAAGTTACAGCGTTGTGGCCCGACATGGAGCCAGCCGCAGCCTCAAACACCTGCTCGGGCACACCAGACGCCTCATCGGCCACCAGCATCACATACTCAGAGTGAATGCCCTGCAAAGCCTCGGGCTGCTCGGCCCTGCTGGTCCTGGCTGAGATAAACATCTCAGTGGGCGCAGCGTTGAACTCAATACGCTCTTGCTTGACGGTCAGCAGCCCCTGGAGTGGCAAAGGCATCGCATTGATCCACCTCTTGAGTTCCGCGAACATCGCGTCATAAAGCTGGCTTGAGGTTGGCGCAGTCACCACCACCTTCACAGGTGATCGGGTCATGAAGTACCACAGCATGGCCCAGCTTGAGGCCGTAGATTTCCCCACCCCGTGTCCACTTCGCACGCTGATCTTCCTGTCCCCTCGGGCAATTGCCCCCAGAAACTTCACCTGCCAAGGGTCAGGGTCTACCCCCAACACCTCACGCACAAACAGCACCGGATCAGGGTGATACCTGTCCACCCACTGCTGAAACACATTTTCTGTTTTTGCCATAGGCGTCAATTATGCGGCCAGTTGGCTTTGCGTGATGACCTTGGCCATTTCCCTGACCCGGTCCCTTGGCATGGCCATGTTAAACACGCTGTTCATCCTGAACTTCTTGTTCTTGTTGGCCTCGTACCTGGCCCTGATGGCCTTCACATCAGGCTTTGGCTTAGGCTTGTCGCGCCCATCACCCAGCGCAAACACCGGCCTCGGGTAACGCCTGGCCCCATCATGGGCATACACCCAATCCACAATGTGGATGCGCTTTTCTCCAGCCTTGGTCCTCTTGTTCATGCGAATCAGCACAGCATGTGCGTCATACCGGCTGATGTCGGCCCAATCCGCAAACTCCTGCGCAGTCATACGCCCAAACTCTTTGAGCGCATCCAGCGCCCTGATCACATGCTTTCCCGTGTTGGTGGTTGTCATTGCGCCTGCTTCTCCAAAACAATCTTGTCCAGCACGTCCATTGACCGGCAAAGGGCTTCATACATGTGATCAGGCAGTTGGGCTGATTGGCTCGTGGCCCACGACTCCAAAGCGGACAGCAGCTTGATGGCTGCGAGGGCTTCTTCTTTGGTCATTTCATCATCTCCAGCATTGCTTGCCTGCAATCGTTCCACCCTGCCACATATTCGATGTGCTCCTGAATGTCGGCGCTTGTCATAGCATCGGGCACGGCTGGCTGTGCTGCTTTCAGGCGCTTGATCTCGGCCATATGCTCACGCAGCGATTCCTGCGTGGCTTCAAGCAAAGACCAGTCTCGACCTTCCTGCACGGCTGCTGCGGGTGGGGTGGTGTTCTTGCATTTATTTCCAAGCTGGCATCGCACACTCCAACATCCTTGCGGGTCTTTGTCGCATACAGGCTCCTGCACAGGTGCTGGCTCATAGTCCAGCCCCAGTTCTTTGGCGTTCTCTGCCTTCTTGTCGAGGGCTTGCTCCACTGCGCGGCCAGCATCGTAGCCATACATCCAACCCATCTCCACCAGATCGAGTTGGTCTTCGCTGTAATGCTCGGTGCGGGAAACGCCATGCTCCAGCACGTTGCCGCTCTTCCACTGTTCAAAGGTTCTGTAGATCATGTCACCACCTCCACCAGTGCAACCACCAAAGACCACGCCCACCACAGCACTGTGACGGACACGATGGCCGAGGCAACAAACGCGCCAATCAGCAGCAACTGATGCCTCAGCCTTCTCGGTTGATCCAGCGCCTGACGCCTCACCGGGCAATCCCGGCCCTGCCTGCAATTTCCGTATTCATCACAGCAGTTCATACACACCTCCCAGCCGCCTGCTCTTTGAGCTTCTCATGCGGCTGCGGCTGGCCCACCAGCCACCGTGCCCCCAAATGCCGAATGCTTTTGATCCACTGCCTTTGCAGATGGCGGCTCTGCGGGTACAGCGCCCTCACTTTGATCAGGTATGTCGTGTTCATCGTTTACTCCAGGTTGATAGGAATTGCAGTTTAAGGCAATTAGATGAATGGGCGCAAGGCCATATTTCGGAAATAGTTTAAAAAATTTTTTAGGGATGGGGGGTTGGTAGGTGTCAAGTACCGCAGCAGCCGCCCCCGCCGCCGCGACCACCGGGGGGGGGGTCGCAGCCCCGATCCCAGGCTGA